CAACGCTATAGCTCGCACTGGATAGCGCAATCGTCTCAGTCCCTGCGGAGACATTCTCCTTGTAGAGAATTTGCAGGTAGTTGTTCGTCCCTCGGACCTCTTGCGCCGCAACTGCCAGCGCCCCGATTCGTGCGCCCGTCGCCGTCTGATAGCCGCCTGCATAGTTTGAGCAGACAAGGACGACGAAGTTACCCGCAGTGAGCGGGGTTGAGAAGGTGACTGAGCCAGCGGACCCGCCGCCACCGGTGCGAAGGGTGCTCGACGACTGGACGAGCGCAATCGCCATATCAGCGCTTTACGGGTTACCGCGCGTGACTGTCCATGCAGTGATCGAGAGCGTCACTCCAGAGCTAACGGTCGTGGTGTTGAGGTTCAAGTCAGAGCCCGATGTACCTATCGAACCATCCAGACAGATGGTTGTTCCGTCAGCCTTGAAGACCCGGAACCATGAGGCTGTGCCTGCTGCTGTGCCTGTGGTGTTGGCAGGCAGTGTCGGACTCAGCACGCCGCCAGAGGCCGCAGGAGCGAACGGAGAGCCCAGTGTGAAGGTGCCGAGCACAGTTGTAGCGGTGCCGCCCGTGGCAGGCCGTGTGCCGCTGTAGATGACAAGCTTACCCGCAGCGCCCACGAAGGTCGTGATGGCATCGAGTTGGGCGTTGCGCAGGGTGGGGACGTAGCCAGTGGTCATGTTGGTTCCTATTGAAGACCGACGACGCGGCCCGATTCATCGCGCACCACTTGCCGGGTTTGCGCACCGCTCTGCACACCAATGACATTGCCGCCGTCATCGCGAAGGACGATCTTCGGCGCGTTGTTCTGCTCAAGCAAAGCCCCGAGCGCATCCATCATCGGAGCGAGAGGGTCGGGCTTCTCGAACACGTCACCCGTTGCGCCGTCGATGTCGAAGCCTTCGATCTGCCCTTCCGGGTGCGCAATGCGGGCAACGATGATGGCTCGGCGGTTGTCGTCGATGTTGTTCTGCCGGCCGACTTCCATCTGAGCGAGCGCCAAGCGTTCTTTAGACTGCTCAGAGAACATCGCCTGCTGTGCGTCGCGCTCGTCATTCTGCCGCTGCATCTCGTTCTGCGCCTCAAGCTCGCGTTGCTTTCGCTGGTCTTCCAGCTGCGTACGGGCGAACTCCTGCTGCGACTCAGCCTGAAAGCGCTGGGCTCCGTCCTGAAGACGCATCTGCTCGATGATGATCTTCGGATCTGGCGGAGGAGGCGGGGGCTTCGGCAACTGAGCAGCCGGCCCCGGATCTTTCAGGAAGTCGCCCACGTTCTTGAAGCCCAACAGCTTGACCGTTTGAGCCATCGTCTTGTAGATCTGTTCAGGCGTGACGAACATCTCAGCCATAGGCGTCTGAACCATGCCCATTTGCATCTGTGCGATCTTGCCCAGGCCGGCAATTTGCTTCTCAGTGTCGCCGGTTCCTAGACCGACGTTGGCCGTCATGTCGTAGTTGTCGCGCCACTCGTTCGGATCGAGGCGGACGAACTCCTTGCCCAAGCGGAACGTGATCGGATCGATGTCGCCTGAGGTCAGCAGGCGCAGGATGCCCCGGAATACGGGCTTGACGACCGTTTCAGCCATAACCCTAGCGATGAGCTTGATACGAGACTTGGCAGCGTTGTTGAGCTGTCCAGCCTCGTAAGCGGTGCGGTCGGTGCGCAATGCGTTGGGGTCGATGCCCTGCTGCATCTTGCTCACGCCCGTGCGCTTCTCACCCATCTGGTCGAAGTACTCCATGACGCCGAGCGTCTGGTGACCGACGAAGGGCGTTACGTCCGACCCAAGAGCCCCGGGCTGGCTCTGGCGCACGATAACGCCAGGGCGACCGTCCAAGATGTCGTCAATGTTGGCGTAAGGAGCACCGTCCGAACTGGTGAGCACCGTCTTGCGCGGGTTGTTCGACAGGTTGGTGTTGTTCACCACTGCCCGCGTCATCTCGGTCTTGAGCATCTGCAGGTCGCTCATCGTCTCGGCGATGCTCATGCCGTCCCAGCGGTGGGGAACGAGAATGGGCGAGCCGGTAGCGATGGGGACCTCGTCGCATTCCTCGTTGCTCAGGATCTTGTCAGCAAGACGGAAGATCTCGCGGCGCTCTGCCACACCGTCCCCGTCGAAGTCGACCAGCACCCATTCGATGCGCAGGAAGCCACGGGTGAGGGACTCGTCCTCAGTCTCAACCTCGTTCAGTTCGCGGAATGCATCGTCCTGCATGCCACGACGACCCAAGCGAGCGTCATCGGCATCCCCGACGCTAGGCTGAGTCGATGCGGCCAGATCAGAGGCTTCAATGCCCTTGGTGAGCCCCATTTCCTTCAGGTCCGACCACGTCACCTCCATGTTGCGGGCAACGTAGGGGCAGTCGTCCAGCAGGGGAGAAGTCCAGTCGCGCTGGATCAGCAGGTTGTCAGGCTCGAACGCCTCGACCTTGACCCGTTGACGCTCCTCAGGGCGGTTGATCGTGCCGTTAATAATCGTCTGCATGAACGGCTGACCATCCATGCCGATTGCAGGCTGACCCGTCATGGGGTCCATCATGGGCTGCGCGATCTGCTCGGCATTGAGCATCTCGTCGCCCTCTTGCAGCAGCATCGCCAGCATCTCAGGCGAAGCGCCACGCACAGGGATCTTGCGGCGCGAGCGCACCGTCTCTTTGCGCCAGTGGATCGCGCAGTTCTTGATGACTAGCGCGTCTTTGAATGCGGTGTACAACAGCATGAAGCCGTTGTTCTGCTTGTGGAAGACGTAGTTGACGGCTTGGGTCGCTTCTTCAGCACCTTTGGCGTCAGCCTCTTCCGTTGGGTCGAAGACAACCGCGTCCTCCGTGGACAGGAACATATCGAGCAGATCGGGAAGAATCCATTCGACAGTGTCCTGTACCTCGGAAGTGACGATAGACGACCAGCCATCCTCCTCGTTCCCATAGGGAGCGCGATAGAACTCACGTTGTGCAGCGCGGCGCTCCTGAGAGAGGATGCCCCACGCGAACTGAGCGCTGTTCTGCTCCTGATCCTGGAGGATCGAAAGCAGATCGTCTTCGTTCATCTTCGCCATGCGAGCTTACTTTTTGCTCGACTTCTTGGCAGGAGCGATGCCGCCGCCAGCTTCACGCACGATCTGCACTGCTGCGCCTTCCTTCTGCTCGTCGGTCGCTTCGATGTTCTTCGCGCCGTTGGGCTCGATGCTGTCGGCGATGTCGGCGATCTCTTCTGCGGTCGGGTTGGCGCTCAGGGTCGGGGCAGCCACGTCGCCAGCGGTGATGACGTTGCCCGTACCGGCAAGAACCGGCTTATCGCTGGAGGTCGTCGGGTTCGGCGTGTGCGGGTCCTTGCCCGACAGCACGTCGCTGGTGAGCTGCTGTTGAGCGGCGAACTTGGCTTCGTCTTCGGTGATGCCGTTGACAGCCAGATCAGACACAGACTCGCCCGACTGCTTCATGCCCGGGGGAACGGCCATCGGCGAGTGCGAGCGGCGCTCTTCGGCTTCCAGTTCACGCGGCGACTTGGCCGGGAACGGGGGAACGCCGACGACTTGCGTGCCGTCTGCATAGGTGTGGACTTCGGTGCGTCCGGGTTGCTCGTCCTGAGCCAGGGCTGCAGCGGCCAGGGCTTGAAGGCCCTTTTCTGCTGCGTTCACTTGTTTCGCGTTCGGTGCTGTCATGGTTACTCCAATTGGCCTAGGGCCGGGTTATGCAGTCTGCGGAATGCGGGCTGCAAGCTGGTTAGGCCAGCATTCGGTTCTTGTAGACGATGGGCTTCAATGCCGCAGCGTTGCCCATCTCCTCTACAGCCATCGCGGCATATCGGAACATGTCGGCGCCGTGGCTATATTCATCGTGCAATGGCGCTCCCGGCTCTCTCGTTGCTTGGTTGATCGAGCGCTGATACCTTTTCAAGCATTCCAGCAATCGCCCGGTTTTGTCAAGGTCAAAGTATACGCGCGGGAACATCATGCGCGCGGCCTTTATACCCTCTTCGATGCTGAGCTGGGGTAAGACTTTGACGTTGCGCCCCATTGCGGCCAAAGCCTCCTCTGTGCTCTTTCCTGTCTGGATGTTGCGCGCTCTGCCATCGTGAGGGATGAAGTCAGTGCCCCAGCGATAGGGGTTCTTTTCGATCTGCGAGATGTAGTAGTCGAGCGTGCGGTGCGATTCCTCGATGTAGCCGATGCAACGCACCTCTGCGCCTGAGCGCTGCCATAGGCCAATGGTCATGGCATCGTTCCAGCCCAAGTCCCAGACGGTGTGGACCTTCAGCAAAGGATCGTAAGGCACTGGACGCACGCGGTTCTCGGCATAGAGACGCTCGACCTCCAAGCGATAGATCGCGCCTTCAGCCACACGCTTGGGCTGCCCGCCCCAGATATTGGCGTAGTTGTCCGGATCTCGGCGCAGCGTGTCCTGTCGCTCCATCTCCAGCTCCGAGCCAAACCATGGGTTGTCGTCCCAGTTCATTTCGACGACGAAATCATCTGGAGCCTTGTTCACAACGAACCGCTGATAGGTCTCGTCGGTGTCCATGTCAGGGTTAAACGTGATCCAGATCTCGGAGCCAGCCTTGCGTATGGTGGGCGTGAGAACGTCCCAGCTGCGCTTCGTGACCGTCTGAGCCTCTTCTGCCCAAACGATGTCGCAGCCTTCAAAGGATTTGATCGATTCGATGGTGTGCTGGGCCAAGCCAGCGAAGAGGAAGAGGCTGCCGTTCTTACCTCGAATCTCCGTGTCGAGCACGTCAAAGAACGCACCGAGACCCATCGCCTGGATCTGGTCACTCAACAGCCGGTGGACCGAGTCCTTGATCGACTTCTGCACTTCCCGGGCACACAGCACGCGAATCGGCCTCTGTGCTGCCAGGACAAGCAAAGCGCGGGCGACTCCCCACGACTTTCCCGACCCACGACCGCCGTAAGCCACCTTCCTGCGGTTGGGCTGGAACAGTGGCGCCAGCTTCTGGGGGATCTCGACGTTCACGGCTTGGCAACGAAGCTCACCGTCAGGCTGTGGTCAATAGCGCCGCCATCCATTCCAGTCACCTCAGTACGAGCAAGCTTAGGAGCAGCAAACTCAGCGAGACGCGCGAGAAGGTCAAGAGCTTTGCCGGGGTCAGGCTTCGTCTCAGCCGTTCCCTCTGCAACCATCGAAAGCCACAGAGCGACGTTAGAGCGGTTTTCATCGAGCAACGCCTGTACTGTCTGCCGGAACTCTTGCGTGACCTTGTTGAGCGTTCCTGGCGGTCTGCCCGGGCCGGGTTTCTTTCCTTTTTTAAATTCGGTGGTCATGTGCGCTTTCGAGGCCTTTCGGCTTGTTCGACATCACCGGGGCCTGCGGGCTTGTCCGGCTCGTTGCTCACCCGCTGCGTTCAACCGCAATACAGGTGAAGGGTAAAACGCCGACCGTCCCTGCGTCGACGCGGAAACT